CCAACCATGTTTACGCATAATATCTTCTGCTGAGATACCATGTTTAAAATCTTTTGTTCGACCATCATGAGGTAAATACATCTGACCCCAGTTATATCTTAAATCTTTAAGTTGTGCTGAGTAACTATCTAATGTTCTATGGTCATCTTCTATATAGTCAATGATACGAACATCGGATATGCCTTTTTGCATTAAAATAATGGCCATACTATCGTTCCAACCTAAGTCCATCACCACATGAACTTTAAGCATTGGATCGTAAGGAACGTTGGTTATTCGACCTTCCTCTTGTGCTTCTCTTATTTCATTAGCATAGATAGCACCATCAACGGCTGACTTACAATCGCCTTCCCAGATATTTGCATAATCATCTGAAGTGGCTTTACTATGTAGTCTTTCTTTATTCAGAACTTTAGGAAACCATGGATTATCAGACCAGTTTATTTTTACGACTGCTGCATCTTCTGGTGTATCAATTACAAATCGTTTGTATGTATCATCAGAATCGAGGTCAGGGTTAAAGCTTACCCATATTTCTGAACCTGGTTTCCTAATCGTTGGAATTAAAATGTCCCATGACTTTTTAGATACGGTCTGAGCCTCTTCAACCCATACGATATCAACACCCTCATAGGACTTGATTGACTCGACTGTATTGTTAGCAAGACCAGTAAAACTAAACTTACTTCCATTAACACATCGAATCTCATTCTCTAAAACTTCAAAGTATTCACCGAATCCCATGGCCTGTATTTGGTCATTCAGTAACTGGTGAACTGACTGCTTAATAGATCTCTGTACTTCTCGAGCACATAATATTCTCAATGGATCTGTGATTGCTTTAGCAATGAGTGCTCTAGCAAATCCCCATGACTTACCACTACCTCGACCTCCATACGCTACCTTGTAACGATGAGGTTCACCCAAGAATGATAACTTATCTGGGAACTCTGCTTCTATTTCTCTACTATTCGGAATCTGATCCATCATTATTAGGTTTTACAAATTTAAGTGTGACGTTTAATGGAGAATCATGTCCATCCATTGTGCCGATTTCTGATTGTGTTGGCATAAGTTTAGCATACAATCTATAGAACTCAGTCCTATTATCTACAGCCCAAACTGCCATTTCTTTTACACCACCGATATCGTCAAACACATCAATCACGTTTTGTCTAACCTGACCAGATATTTTATTAGGTGTTCCTTTTTTGCGACCAGAGCCTTCTCGCTTGCCACCTCGATTATCTTTTTTTTCTTCTTCCATTTCAACTCCGTTTAGGTTGGTTGACTACTTCCATTGGTATTAATAAATTATCTAAAGTAAATTGCCATTCTTCTGCGTAATCACATTTATTGTAATCACTAAAGCATGGTGTTCCTATAGTAAAGTGAACTAACTTAGCATCAGGATTGTAATCGTACTCAGATACTAACCAGTTCCATTCTTTTGGTATCTCACCGATCAAGTTTATGAATTGATTATCTAGCCATTTGAATCGGTGTAATTCAGCACCTGTAGAGTTCATTATCATCTCAGGTGTCAACTGTAAATTCTTAAAGTGGTCGCAGTTCCATACCATCACACTCGACCAATTCTTTCTCGGATAATCTTCGTTCTTATTCCCGAGGTATTTAGTAGGGTATTTTGTTTTGTAGTCATGCTTAACAACAGAGACTGCTGCAAACGGATCTATAACATCCATGAGTTCTTTAATGTCTGCACGACAGAGCATATCTCCATCCACAAACATTGCATAACCTTTATAGTCACATAGATAAGGAACTAAGAACCTAGAATAAATAAAAGCATTAGATCCATCAGTATGTGTTTCTGTATAATCTTTTAGTGTATTTAATGCTAATGGTGTAAAACTAACTGGTATGGTTGCTTTCTCTATGACACTCTGGCAGAACACATGATAGGCAATTGGTTCTACCTCACCATCAAATCCTACAAATATCTTTAACATTATATTGCTGGAGACTGTCCTGGTGATGATGTTGTTTGTGCAGGTGTAAAGTTAAATCCTAATAAATTTCCTGTGTTAAGAAATCTACCTGCTCCATAGTTACCTGCATAACTTGGCATTGTTGGTGCACTTAAAAATGAAGAAGCACTTGGAGTTGGAGTGTATGTTGGTTGTGGTGCTTTAGAATACACATATGCCATAGATGGTGAGTATTCGTATATGTCTGTATCACCTACTTTGTTTTTACTAAATCCTGTAATGTCTACATCAACAGGTCTAAATGATTGGTTTCCTACAGTGATTGTTCCTTCTGCACGATTAGAATTACTTTGATTTACTCCGTATGGACCATAACCAAAACCACCATATGGACCATATATACCATAACTTGGAGAACTTGTAACTGTGTATGGTTCATACATACGATTGTTACCATAGTAGTAACCTGTATCACCGACAGACTGTAGTCCAGAATATTTGCTTGGTGTTAATCCTAATATTGAATTGATATCTAAATTAGACGTAGGGGCAGCTACAATGTTAGGTGCTATTCTCGGTGCTGAATAATTAAGTAACATTGTCTAACCTTTTCATAATTTCTTTTCGTTGTTCATCACTATAGTTTGACCAGTTAGTGATCTCATCTAACGTTCTTCTACATCCCTCACAGATAAATGATCCATCACGCAAAGGTAAGAATGAACATTTCTTTGTACATGGACTTAGCACTTCCATCTTGCTCTAGCAGCTTTACCTCTTTCTCCAGTCCATCCTTCTGATCTAGCACAGAATGATTTACGTCTCTTGGCATCTTTACTGCCTGGCTTAACTTTGCCAGTCACTGGTGCTTTTAGATTGCTACCAGTTTCTCTATTATACTTTGCTCTTCCTTTTGCGGTAAGACCACTGCCTTTGCTTACAGGTAATTTTTCACCTCTACCAACTGAAAGATTAACTTGTTTCTTTTTAACGGCCATTAAAAATTAAGTAAACCATATTGGTTAGGATTGATATACATAGGTTGTCCTAAACCTAATCCGTAAGGTGATACATTAGAATTGCCCATGCCAATATTTCTTAACTGAGTATCGCCTAAGATACCAGGAGCAGTAGTTGCATTAGTGATAGCTTTATCTACATTCTGAGCAGCACCAATTAAACCACCCATTGGATTTAAATTAATACCTTCATCAGCAAAAGATTTATAGTAAGCATCAAGTTCAGCTGGAGTCATATTACCCATGTCTGCGGTAGGTGCAGGTGTTTGTGTTGCTTGTGGTGTTCCAGTTGCCATAGCATTTCTTAAAAAGTCACGCTCTGCTGGAGTATCAACACCTCTTTCAGCAAGACCCATATTGTTGACCATGTCTCTGACTCTTGGAGTGTTTGCATCAACATTGCCTGTCATAACCTTTTTTAAGAAATCTCTTTCAGCAGGAGTGTCAGCACCCATGTTAGATAATTTATCTAAATATCTAGATTCAGATCCACTTTGGCCTGTTGTTAATCTTCTATATAATTCTTCTTCGTAACTCATTTCTTTTTTCCTTTTACAGTTTTAGCTGCTTGTTTAAATTGTTTAGCTGTAGGAGCTCCAGCAGTGCCAGGCTTTTTCATCTTTTCCCCTGATCCCGCAGCTATGCGTTTACGCTTCGCATGGATATTGGCATAGAGTCCAGGCTTAGCCATTACTTCTTCTTCCCATAAGATTTCTTAGTCATCATCTTCTTACCAGTTTTCTTTGCAGCTTTTTCAGCTTCCTTCATACCTTTAGCTGTATAAGCATATTTTTTATTTCCGACCATTGGCATAGTTATTTCCTTTTTGATTTAGATTTACCTGCTTTACTTAATGCAATAGCAATGGCCTGTTTCTGAGGTCTGCCTGCTTTCATTTCAGATCTTATATTGCTACTGATAACCTTTTGAGACTTACCCTTTTTGAGTGGCATAATTAGTTCCTATAAAAAAGAAAAGCCCAGCGAGAGAAACTGGGCTTAACAAAGGAGGATGGGGAGACAAATCTTTAGGGTGCACGATCCCCCCATAAGCGTAATTATACTCTATATTGTGTTAAAAATCAATACCTATACAACATATTGTGGTAAAAAAAATCCCCTATTGCTAGGGGACTTAAACTTGAAAAACTTGATATTTAATCAAGAGTCATCTTTTTTCTTTACATTCATCTGAACAACAATTATGGTCATCACATTTTTTTATAATTTTAACTTCAGATAAAATATAATCTATTGAACCATATAAGCTATGAACTCCATCAACATTATTACCAAATCTCAAACTAACTTCATAAATCCTACCATCTTCATCTTCACCAAAATTTACTTGGTCATACCAACCATCAAAAATTTCAGGTTTACTTAATATTATCTTTTCTAACTGTTTACTTCTACGGCCTAAACCAAATTGTATTTCCATCTTATTCTCCTTTGTTAATTACTACAATTCTTATTTTAATGATATTTCACTGGTTGTCAACCATTAAATTAAAAAAATATAGAAGCTGTTGTTTTTACGCAACAGCCTCTTTTTGACCTGCTTTTAGTATTTTATCTACAGCTGCAAATATCTTTTGAGCAGATTTATCTGTAATCTCATCAGACTGCAACCAATGCTGTACATAACCCTTAGACTCTTCAGCACCAGGTAAACCTAGCAACTGGCATAAAATGTATGCAGTAGATTCAGCTTCAACTTCTTTGATGTTTTTAGCAGTTCTCTCATCATCCTGTAATCTACCTTCAGCAGTGTGGCCTAATACATTATGAGCAATCTCATGGAATCTAGTTTTATGAGGATATTCTGCTACTGGATTGACTGCAATAAAACCTTCTCTTGCATATCCTTGGCAGTTACCATCAGCTAAACTGTATTCCTCTTCCACAATTAATAGATTGTTTAATGCTAACTCTGCATCCCACTCAGCTATTTTTACTTCTGGTTTATATTCTTCTGCACCTGGAATAGGTTCTGTTTGATCATATGAGAACCATTTTCTAGCTGGTTTAAAGAATGTAAACACTTTGCCAGTTTCCTTACCTGACTCATCTTTTTC